AGTTTGCTGATGAGTACATCAAAACTGGGAATGCTACTCAATCGGCTATTAATGCGGGGTATAGCAAAAAGTATGCTAACACTAACGCAAGCAAATTACTACAAAATACTACAATAAAAGCTTACATAGATAATCGTATGAAAGAGCTTGAAGAAGAGGCTATTGCCGATCAAAAGGAGATTTTAAAAGGACTTACAAGACAAGCTAGACGTGAGGAAAAAGAGTATCAAGTTGTGGTTATACAAAAACCAAGCTATGATGACAATGGTAATTTTTTAGGTATGGAGCAAACTCCGAAAATGGTGGAGATTCCAACCCAAAATAAAGACTCTATTAAAGCGTGGGAGCTATTAGGCAAGAGATATCAGTTATGGACTGATAAGGTTGATATGACTTTGGAAGTACCCACAATTATTTCTGGAGATGATAAGCTTGAAGACTAATCAAATTTATTTGCCAGATATTGTTGGTAAGGGTTATGCGACTTTTTGGAATTACAAGGGCAGGTATAGGGTTGTTAAGGGGTCAAGGGCTTCTAAGAAATCAACTACTACTGCTATGAATTTGATTTATAGGCTTATGAAATATCCTGATTCTAATGCTCTTGTTGTTAGGAAAACTTATAGGACTTTAAAAGATTCTTGTTTTAATCAGCTTAAGTGGGCAATTCATAGGCTAAAGGTTGATAGGTATTGGAAGTCTACTACAAGTCCTTTGGAGCTTACTTATTTGCCTACTGGGCAGAAGATACTTTTTAGGGGAATGGACGACCCTTTGAAAATCACGTCTGTTACAGTTGATAAGGGCTATTTGTGTTTTTTGTGGATTGAGGAGGCTTACGAGATTATGGATGAAGCAGCTTTTGATACTCTTGATGAATCTATAAGGGGTGAAGTTCCTGATTATTTGTTTAAGCAGATAACTTTATCTTTTAACCCTTGGAATGAACGCCACTGGATTAAGGGGCGTTTTTTTGATGTTGAAGATGAAGATATATTAGCCTTGACTACGAATTACAAGTGTAATGAGTGGCTTGAGGAATCGGATAGAAAAGTTTTTGAAAGAATGAAAAAAAACAATCCTAGAAGATACCAAGTTGCAGGTCTTGGTAATTGGGGAATAGTTGACGGCTTAGTCTTTGAAAACTGGAGAGAAGAAAGCTTTGATTTAGATGATGTTAGGCAATTTCAATCGGTATTTGGTCTTGACTATGGTTATGTACATGATCCTACGGCTTTTGTTGTTGCCTTTGTAGATTTTAAGGATCATAAGATTTATATTTGGGATGAATTTTACCAAAAGGCTATGACTAATGAAATGATAGCAAAAAAAATCAAAAGTTTAGGATATGAGAAAGAAAAAATTATTGCTGATTCTGCTGAGCAAAAAAGTAATGATAGACTTAGGACTTTGGGACTGACAAGAGTTCAAGGAGCGAAAAAAGGTAAGGATTCTATTATGAATGGAGTTACTTATTTACAGGAATTTGAAATTATTATCCACCCAAAATGTGTGAATTTTCTTACGGAAATATCCAACTACCAATGGGACAAGGATAAGTTTGGCAAGAATATTAATAAACCGATTGATGATTTTAACCACCTTTTAGATGCTCTTAGGTATGCAACTGAGGAATATCAATTTGGCAAAGGTGGCACTATCAAACTATTTAAAGGAGGTTTTATTTGATAAATACAAAAGCAATCGTTGGCGATTTTAAAGAATTTATAATTGATAAAGATGACCCTTTTGACTTGGAAAGTTTGGAGGGTTTTATTAATGCACATAAAAGTTTGGTAATTGAAAGATACGAGCCTCTTTTGAATATGTACCAAGGTAAGCACAATATTTTATTTAGTAACCCGAAACCACTTAACAAGCCTGATAATAAGGTGGTTATGAATTTTGCTAAATATATTGTTGATACGCTTAACGGATATTTTTTGGGTATTCCTATTAAAATTAATCACGATAGCGAAGATTATATCAACAAATTAACTGATGTTTCAGATTATAACAATATTGATGATGAGCAGTACGAGTTAGCAAAGGATATGTCTATTTTTGGTGTTGGTTATGAAATGTTATACCTAGACGAAGAAGCGGTTGAAAATATCCTACATGTTAGTCCTATTGAAACTTTTGTTATAAGGGATAATTCTATTAGGAAAAAAATCAGATATGGTGTCCATTATTATTTAGATCAAGATAAAAAATTAAAAGGCACTTTTTCAGATGATAAAAAGATTTATTATTTTGAAGAGGGCAAGGACGGACTTTATATTTCTGAGGAATATCCTCATTATTTTGGTTTTTGCCCGATTATAGAATACAGGGAAAATGAGGAATGCCAAGCAGCTTTTGAATCGGTTTACACACTTATTAATCAAATTGACAAGGTTATTAGCGAAAAGGCGAATGATGTTGATTATTTTGCTGACGCTTATTTAAAGGTTATTGGTGTAGAGCTAAATGAAGAACAGGTCAGATTTTTAAAAGATAATAGGATTTGGAACTTGTATAAAACATCAAACGAGGCTGACGGAACTATACCAGATGTCAATTTTTTACAAAAGCCAGATGCCGACCAAACACAAGAAAATTTACTTGATAGGCTTGAAGAAAAGATATATCAACTTTCTATGGTGCCGAACTTATCAGATGAAAACTTTGGAACTTCTTCTGGTATTGCTTTATCTTATAAGCTACAAGGCTTGGATAATCTTTGTAAATCTAAAGAGCGTAAGTTTACTGCTGGTTTAAATACTAGATATAAACTGCTTTGTAATTTGCCGAATTGGGGAGATAAGGAAGCTTATAAGGGAATAACTTATCAATTTACTAGAAACGCTCCTAAGAACGTGCTAGAGGAAGCACAGGTTGTTAATTCTTTAAATGGATTGGTGAGCAAGGAAACTGGTTTATCTTATCTTTCTATTGTCGATAATGCAAAAGAAGAAATTGAGAAGATGAAAGAAGAAGACGAGTTTGATACAGATATAGAACACGACCACGGAGATGATTGGAGCATGGAAGATGTCAACGAGCAAGGAATATTGGAAAAGGCGAGAGTACCAAAATCTTCTAAAATCCAAGAATAGAGATGAAAGGTTTGTTAAAGAGCGAATAGCCTATATTTATAACGAGCTTTTAAGAAATATAAATAAAGAAATACAAGGGCAAATTACAAGATTTTCTGACAGTCAAGGGATATCCATTAATGAAGCTAGAAAGAGAATTGAAAAGGCTGATGTTGAAGATTATAAGTACCTTGCAAAAACTTATGTAAGAGATAAAGATTTTAGTCAGAAAGCCAACCGAGAAATGAAGCTTTACAATATTACAATGCGACTTAATCGACTTGAAATGCTTAATCAAATGGTAAGGCTTCACATTATAGGAACTGGTTCAAAGGTTGAAAATGAATTACAAGACCATTTAATAAAAGGCTCAATTGATGAGTACAAACGTCAAGCAAGTATTTTGGGACTTAATATAAACCGAACAGGAATAGAAAGAAGGGCGAGATTTATTGTAAGTCAAGATTATCACAACGCCCATTTTTCCGACAGAGTTTGGCGAGATACGAGAGAATTATCCAGAAGAATTGAAAGAAATATTGAATCGGTTGTAATTCAAGGCAAAAATCCAAGAGAGTTTGCAAAAAAACTAAGGGATTTGGTTAGTAAGGATATTAAAAATATAACAAATGCTACTGAACGATTAGCTTATACAGAATCTGGCAGGGTATGGATACAAACTCAAATTGAAGCATATAAAGACGGTGGTTATGAGTATTTAGAAATAATGACCGAGCCAACAGCTTGCCATCATTGTAGCCCACATAATGGGGATATTGTGAAATTATCAGAAGCAGTTGAAGGGGATAATATCCCTTTGTGGCATCCAAGGTGTAGGTGTACGACTGTTGCAGCTTTTGGAGAGGTTAAAGATTTAGATTATTGGGAACATAACGGAGAGAAATATTATGTAGATGATCATCATGTTGTTTTAGATTATTCAGAACATGAGAGAGAAATTGCTGATTTATTAGCTATAAAAATGAATACAACTGTTAATATGGTGCCGAGGGTTTTAAAACCACGTGGAATCAAAACTCCTGATTATATTATAAGAAATGATAAATACGATTTAAAAGAAATATTAGGTAATGGTAAAAATGTTATAGATAACGCTGTAAAAAAACAAAGATTACAGGCTGATAATTTCATATTTGATATTAGCAATACAAAGTTATCAGAATCAGAAATAAAGGATCAAATAAATAAATTATATCTTTCAGAAAGAAGAAATTGGATAAATAACACAATATTAATAAAAAATAAGAAAATAATAAATGAATACAAAAGAAAAAAATAGAGGTTCTAACTGGCCCCCCACAAATGCGGAAGGTAGAAGAACCTCTAGTTATTTATAATATACTATATTCTTATCTAAAAATCAACTAAGGAGAAATAAATGGTAACTTTATTACAAATAACATTAATAATATTAAAGGCTTTAGGTTATATATCTTGGTCTTGGTGGGCAGTATTTACCCCTTATATAGTATCAGGATTAATAATTATAGCATGGTTTATATCTGCTGTTGTGGTAGGTATAAGAAATGAAAGATGGTTTAGAGAAAAATTTAATGAGAAGTGATGAAACTAACAATTAAATATTATCCAAAACTACCAAAAAGAAAGTGGATACTGATACGAGAGGGCGGTGCTTATGAGCAACACGCCCATTTTTTATGTAGAAAAGATGCTGAAAATGTTAGAAGACTAATAGATGGAAATAAGTATCCTTACAATAAAAAATATAAATTAGCAATGCAAAGAATACTTACAGAAGAAGAATTTAAGAAGCTTGATAAGAAGCAAAGATACTACAATGTGAACAATGGAATAAGAAGATAAGGCGGTGGAGAACCGTCTTTTTTTGTACTTAGAAATACGGGGTGTAAGCATGATAAAACTTATAAATGATGACTGTTTAAAGGCTTTAAAAAATATTGAGGGGGGGAGTATTGATTGTATTATAGCTGACCCACCTTATCTAATGAATTATAAGACTAATCGGAGGAAGAATAAGAACCATGATTTTTGCAAACCTATATACGGAGATGATGATATCGAGTTAATACATCGCTTTATTGTGGAATCCTATAGAGTCTTAAAAAATAATAAAGCAATGTATATGTTTTGTAATTCGAATAAGATTGACTTTTTTAAAAAAGAAATTGAAGATGCAGGATTTAAAATCAAAAACATTATTGTTTGGGTCAAAAACAACTGGACTGCAGGCGATTTACAAGCATCATTCGGTAAACAATACGAATTTATTATATTAGCCAATAAAGGAAGATGTAAATTCAACGGGAAAAGATTGTCCGATGTTTGGGAATTTCCAAGAGTAGTCGGAAGCAAACAACTTCATCAAAATCAGAAACCATTAGATTTGATAAAACTATGCATAAAAAAGCATACAAACGAAGGTGATTTAATTTTAGATCCGTTCATGGGAGTAGGAACGGTAGGTCTAGGATGTAAAGAATTAGAGCGAAGCTATATAGGTATCGAAATCAATAAAAACTATTATGAGATATCTAATGATTTAATAAACAATTAATCGTGTGAAAAACACACAAAACAAGTAAATATCAATAATTTAATCGTGCGATAATCGTGCGATTTTTTTATGGGAAGATACCGAAGTGGAAAACGGGACGGTCTGTAAAACCGTTGGCTTAGCCTTCGTGGGTTCGAATCCCACTCTTCCCACCATGTCCAAGCTTTAATGACGGAAAACTTTAAGGATAGTTAAGCATTACAACTTTAAATTATGGAGGTAAATATGGCAGACGAAAATAAAAACCAAGTTGAAGAAACTACAGAAGAAATCGAAGAAACAAAAGAAAAAAAGGTTGAGAATAAAGAGCCTGAAAAGAAATATTCTGATGAACAAGTAGACGAAATCATCAAGGAAAAGAAAGCTAAATGGCAAAAGCAACAAGATGAAAAAATAAAAGAACTTGAAGAAGCCAGAAGGCTTGAAAAGATGAATGAAGATGAAAAGTTGCAATATAAACTCAAAAAGTACGAAGAGGAAATTGCAGCATACAGAAAAAAAGAAAATCAATCGGCTATGGCAAAGGTTGCTAAAAATATGTTGGTTGAGGAAGGCTTCAATATTTCTGATGATTTAGTCAATAACTTAATAACTGATGAGGCAGAAACTACAAAAGAAAATGTGAAAGATTTTGCTGGAATGCTCAAAGACTTGGTGGAAAAAGAAGTGAACGAAAGACTAAAGGGCAAAAGTCCCGAAGTTAAAAAGACAGGTGTTAAGTCAAGCCAAGGTCAAAGAAGTGAAATTTTAGGCATAAAAGACGCTGTCAAAAGACGTGAGGCAATGCTTAATCACCCAGAATTATTTAATTAGGAGGAAATTATGGCAGTATTAGAAAATACTATGAATGCAAGCAACTATTTAGAGGTTGCAGATCAAGATTTTGTAAATGTGTTTGGAAATCAAATTGAATCTTTACAAGAAATGTTAGGAATACAAAGAGCAACAAAAATGAATATAGGGGATACTATTAAAACCTATAAATCATCTGTAACACTTGCTGATGGAAAAGTAGCAGCTGGAGATGTTATTCCATTATCAACAACTAAAAGAGAACCAGACCAAACTTACACATTGGAATATAACAAGTATAGAAAGTTAGTGCCAGCAGAAGAAATCCAAAAAAGAGGATTTGCAGTTGCTGTTGCTGATACTGATGACTTAATGACAAGACAAATGCAAGAAAATATCAGAAATGACTTATTTACCCAAGTTAAATCTACAAAGAAAACAGCAGATGCCTTTGGGGTTCAAGATGGATTTGCTAAGGCTTGGGGAAATGTAAACACAGCATTTGCAGGAGAAGGAGCAGGAACTATTGTTTTTGTAAATCCTTTAGATGTATCTGATTATTTATCTAAGCAAAATATATCAGTTCAAACTGCTTTTGGTTTAACTTATTTAACTAACTTTATGAATACGACAACCACTGTTGTAACAAGCCAAATACCAAAAGGCACAATGTATGCGACAGCACCTGAAAACTTAAATCTTGCTTATGCGAATGTATCTGGTGGAGAAATCGGCAAGGCTGGTTTTGGATTTACAACTGATCAAACAGGAATAATTGGAATTACAAGAGAGGTTGAAAAAGACAGAATGTCAGTTTCTACTTATGCAATGTATGCAATTAAATTATTTGCTGAAAGAACTGACGGAGTTTTTAAATTTAATATTAAAGAAGCACCAAAACCAAGCCCAGCAGCATAGAAAAATAGGTGGTGAGTATGGATAATTTTAAAATATATGAAAATTTAATAGGCGATATTGATAATGACTTGATACAGTCAATCGAGAATTTGCAAAAAGCAAAAATGATTGATGTAATGAGTCCTTTTTTAGTCCTTAAAGAAATCCCTGATGAGCTTAATTATATTCTTGTGGAACTCACCATCTATAGATTTAACAAAATAGGCTCTGAGGGGATGACAAGTGAATCTAAGACAGCAGGAACTGAATCCTATGACCCAAATTATGAAGATAAGCTACTAAATAAGTGCATTGACTATGCGAAAAATTCTAGTGGTTTACAAGCCAAATGGGGAGTGAAGCTCTTATGAGATTTGATACAAAAGTTATTTTTATCAAAAATGGCGAGGAAAGATATAACCCTCAAATTGGTGGTATGGAAGCTACAGAAAAAAGAGATATCAAATATTGCTCTTATAGATCGGTGAGCCTTAAAGAGCAAAACGAGTTATTTTCTAAGGTTGATGTTGGTGCAATTAGTTTGGTAGTTAAGGGAAAAAGTCCTGACTATGATTATGTGATTTTGAATGATAAAAAATACAAGGTCTTGGCAAAAGAAACTTTTAGGCAAAAAACAGGATATGTGGTGGGGGAAATATGAAAATATCTGTGAAAGGAACTGATTTATTGACCAAGCACTTATCCAAAATCAAAGACCTTGAATTTGCAAGAAAAACTGTTAAAAAGCATGGGGCAAAGTTGCAAAAGACAATGAAAGATAATGCCACTCCAGGAAAAATCTTTGTTAAAGGATATTCGACTGGAGAAACAAAGAGGTCAATTTCTTTAGAAACTATTGATAATGGACTTACTGTTGTTGTTGCACCTAATACTGAATGGGCAGTTTATCCAGAATATGGGACAAGATTTATGGAAGCTGAACCTTTTGTGAAACCTGCTTTAGACAGTGTAGAAAGTGGATTTATAGAAGATTTAGAAAAGATGGATAAGTGATGAATCAAGAAATATACGATTTAATTTTTAAAAGAATACAGGAATTAGGGTATGACTGTTACCCCTTTTTGCCAAAAGAGGGAACGGCATACCCTTTTGTTGTTTTAGGAGAGATTGATCTAAAACCAAAAGCCACTAAGTCTTTTTCTTTGGGTCAAGCCTCTATTTTTATACACATATGGACAAAAAAAGAATCGAGAAAAGAATGCGAAACAATGTGCCAGAAGATTGGTTTAGCTTGCCACAAGTTTACAAGTCCTCATATATGGATTTTGCTTGATGGATCTACAAGAGTTTTAGCTGATAATTCGACAAACGAAACCCTTTGGCATGGAGTTTTGAATTTAACTTATAAATTTTATTAAGGAGTGAAAAAAGATGATAAAAGCAATTTATGGAAAAGATAAAATCTTGATGTTTAGACTTTTAGAAAATGCTACAAAAGAAAAAGCTACAAAATTAGCTTTGCAAACTGAACATAC